TTGACCGTACCGGGCTGGATGTTGTTGAGCTGGGCTGAATCGACGCCGGAGAATCCGTTATTGACGCCTGTGCGGTTCTGAGCGACCTGGGACATGTATTCCAGGCCCTCGACGGCCTGCGGGAATACGAACGGCATCTGCTCGTAGCGGATCTGATTGATATCCGTTGCCCGGATAATTCCACCCGGGCGACTGATCAGCGCATCGTCGATATTAACCTGCGTTTCGTTCAGGACCTTCTGCGGGTTGTTCGCGATGTAGAGGTTATCCAAACCGCCGCGCAAGATAGCCGTCTTGATCCGCTGGATATCCGAGACCATATCTGCAACGGCCACACCAAGATGGCGATGCGGCAAAGGACAGGCGACACCGGAGGCGACGGGGATCCGGCTGACTTCTTCCTGATACAGGATCCGTCGGCCGACCCGCATGATCTGCAGCAATTCGGCCTTACCGTCCCCGTCGTAATCGACACGGATCCAGATCATTCGCGCCTTGACCCGGCGCATGGAGGGATCCGTCGGCTTGTAGCGCTCTAGACGGCGCTCACCGTATTGGTCTCGGGCGTAATCCTCTTCGGTGTAGATCTCTGGGTCATCCGCGACATCGGTTGGAATATCGAATCCCTGCTCACGAAGCTCAGTTAAGGTCGTCTCTTCCCAGTACTCGAAGTAGTTGCAGCGATCGTCTATACGCCACGAGAAAGCTCTCTGATCGACTTTCACGCGCTCGGGCGGGAGAACACGGATGGTGAGGTCTTTGCCCTCGCTGCTACGGCGTATGACGACGTCGTAGAGCATGGCCGGCATGGTCATCGGTTGGCCGGTTTCGTTGACCAATTGCTGTCCTGTCACCGGATCCATGACAGGATCGGGTGGGAGATCCGGCGCAGGATAGGACCTCGAGTCAATGAGCTGACAGGTGGGGTCCTGTAGCAGGTAGGCAATGCCCTCCTTGGTCTGCCCTTCGTACTTCTCGATATCGACTGAGCGTTTGCGGTCTCGGTAGACGAGGAAGTAAGCGTTCTTGGTCAGTAGCGCATCAGTCGCCCACTCTAGGAACAGATCAAACCAAGGGTGCTTGGTAGTGACCATCCAGTTGAGATAGGCGGTCTCCTGCTTGGCGGGTTCCACGTCCGCCTCGTTCATCGGCGTCAGTGAGACGACATCGTCACCGTTGGCAAAGATCCGGCAGAGCGAGGGGAGAATCCATTGGATGGTTTCGAAGACTGATCGGTCTATGACGTTCGACTGCCCTTCGGGCGCAGGATCAACGTTCTTGCCTAAGTACAGATCGATGTTGAGCGCACGCTCAGCCGATAGAGCGGCAGTCAGGTTCGAGAGATTCGACCCATAGGCGCGATTGTCCGCATCATCAATGGCCGCAATGAGCTGTACCTCGTCCATCGGCTTTGCGCCCACGGTCGGGGTCCCGGCATCGTCATAGCCGGGTGCGGACGAGCTGGCTTGAGCCATCAGGCAGTCTTTTTCTCAGGGAGCTTCAGCGTCTTGACGGGCGCCAGGACTGGGTTGTCCTGTGCTTTGTTTCGTTCCTCGAGCGCCTTCACGCGTGCTTCGAGTTCTTTCATCTTGGCAAACATCGCAGCACTCATATGCACCTCGTATCAATCATCGTCATCTTCTTCGTCGTCCTCGACCGTGGGAGCGCCGTTCAACGAGCAACAGGCCCGCTGGTACGTTCTGAAATCACCCTTGCCGCAATACAGATCGCGGCCTCTGCTGTCCTTCTGATACGCCTTGGAGGCATACGGACAGCGCCAGCAACCGAAGCCCACTCCGTTCTTGGCGACGCCATAGGAGGCGACCTCGGGAGACTTCTGTAACAAGAGCATCTCGGGATCACCTGCGCACAGGTTCTCCCAATCCCCACAGCTCCCGGCCTTACGATCGATATAGTCGATCTTGACCAGCAGGCACTTCTCGCCGTTGGCCTGGTTGCACCGTCCGCAGTTGTAGTTGCCGAGCTCGTCGTAGGTGCGAGTCAGCCCCGTATAGGGATCCGCGAACTTGAAGTGACTGGCGAAGCGGTCCCGATTGTGCTGCTCGATGACTTCCCGTTTAGGTCCAACCTGAGCCGGCTGCTTAAATAGGCCGTTCGCCAGCTTATCGGGGGTAATGATCTCTCTGACTGGCGCACTTCCATTGTCCTGAGTCAGGATGGAACGCGACATCTTGAAAATGTCGGTCATCGCTTATGCGTAGGCTCTCTTGGGGTAAACGATGGGCTTCTTGCTCATAGCCGACTTCAGCGCATTACCGAATATCGATACGGCCACGTACTGCAACGCATCGTGCGGATGTGAATACGCATTCTTGTCGGCTACTTCCTGAAAGCGCTCCTCGGCTCCGGCAATCTTCAGTCTCTTGAACTGATACCTCCCTTGGAATCCCTTTCTGAGCTTCTTGCAGCGCGGGTCTAAAACCAACTGTGATCCGCCCCCACGCAGTGTGCTCAAAGGCTTTCTGACGCTCTCCCAGCGTAACGTTGGATCCTGCTCACTAGAGGTGATCGCAACCCCTTTGTTCTGCAGGATCTGAAAACAGGTTTTCTCATCTGTCGGCGCCTTCTGCTGCCCAGCAGGATCGCCGTAATCCTCAAACTTGAAGGACGGATACTTCTGCGCGCAATGAAGTAGCACTGCATCACCGAAAGCATCGATACCAATATCCTCGGAGGTAATCTCATCGAAAACGATGAAACGGCCATCAGGCGTGACCTGCGTGAATACGCAAGCTGGCGTTAGTCCGAAGTCCCAGCCCCGCTTGATGGGGACCATGGGCACTGGACCGCATTCCTTACAGTGCAAGCTGTCGACGTATTGCGGATAGATCGGTTTACCATCGCGGACGAAGCCATACTCGCCTTTGACATAGACTTTGATAAAGTCATCGTCAGATCCAGCAACGAGATTCTCGTAGTAGTTGGGCGGTAAGAAAGGCTTATTTTCCGCCTCTGAGGTCAATCCACTCGGCTGACGAAACAGCTCGGCCGTATGCGGTTTGGTTATCTCGAACAGTTCGTAAAACCAGCTCTCATCATCAGGAGGGTTGGTATCCAGGATAATGCTCGGATCCACACAGCCACCTTCCGAGACGGCCGGGTAACGACCCACGCGACCTTGTAGAGCCTTGATCACTGCCCAAGGCACCTCACGTGCCTCATTCACCCAAGCTCCGGTCAGTTCGAGGGAGAGAAGGTTTGAGACGTGCTCCGGTCTATCTAGAGCTCTAAAGAGAATCTCGACCTCCATCTGGGGATCGAGACGGTCGATTAGGTACGTATGCTCTGACTTATGCCAGGTCCCAAAATGCTCAGGCGGTATCCACTGGTGGACAGTCTTAATAGTCGTATCGCGCAACTGCTGATAGGTATTGCGGATCACCGCAAAGCGGGAGCGACGTTTTCCGCGAATCGCGACTTGCCTATTACCTAGCTTAACCAGCTCGATTACGCATCCAGAAGACTTACCCGAGCCGAACGGCCCCATAAGACCGCGAATGAACTTGCGTGACTCGCTAAAGCGCTTAATTGTCGGCGCATAAGCGTAGTCGTAGACAATATCCATTAGCCCTTGATCAATAACCGGGTCGTGACTTCACCGGAATGATTAACGTTGGTGTCGAGCTTCTCGCCGTACTTTTTCGGCTTTAGTTTGGCGGCGATCCACTTGCGAGCATCGATCTGTAGACGGCGATGTCCGAGCATGTCCTCTTCCGTAATCTCAACGCCATCCTCCGTGATCTTGCGTATCTGCCCAACCTGCGGCGTATCCGCTATATGCGTGATTTCATCAGCCAAAGTATCGGCTTGGGCTTCTCGCGCGCGCGCGTATTGGTCGCGGAAACTCTCATGTGCCTCGAGCCACCTGAATACAGTTCCGCGGTGTGGCATTCCCTCTTCTAGGCAAATCGAGCGAAGTGATTCACCCTCTACTAGACGCTCACAGATCCTTAGAGCGATCTCGGGTGTGTAATCAGAAGGTCGTCCCAATCAGTTACCCGGAAATCCATCCGCCAATGAGAATGGATCCTGAGAGGCGCTGTGTCCGGGCTCGGGGTTGTAATTCACTCCAGTGCCGGCGGGCAGGTTCTGTCCTGGAGCGTTGAAGCTCACATCGCCGGATGGGTTGTTCCATGCCTGGGTGCCGTAGGGAGAGGACTTCAGCAGGGAGTCTGTCCCAGCACGTTGACCTTGGTTGGATCCACCGAAGTGAGCTTCAACCGCGGCAGTACCGCGGGGGTCTTTGGACCGATTGATAAATTGACTCATAGGGTTCTCACATCAAAAGCGTGATGGCGTCGTCGTTGTGACGGTCATCGAGCTCCATCAGGAGCGCGATCTCCATATCGATATTCGCGCGTTCGTAGGTCTTACGGATCTCCTGGCGCGTCTCGGTGACCGCTTTGCGCAACTGAGGCGTATTCGTGGTGATCCGGGGAGGCGCGATCTTTTTAGGCTGCGATGCCTGCGGTGCTTTCTGGGCAACCTGCTCGGCGAGGCGTTTAGCCTTATCGAGTATCTCGAGCGCTTCGGCGAGCGATCGACATTCGAACGTATGGCCGTCGATCTTGATCCGATAGATTTCGCGGATCCGCTTCCGGCCTGCATCGGCTGATGCGGAGGTGACCGATACTGTGATCTGACCGAGCGAAAAGGCTGCTGATAAGCCGCCTATCGATACACTCTGATCACCCGCTATGTTGGCGGAGATCGCTCCTTCCGCGGTATTGATCGACTGCCCGTTTAGAGCAATGTCGATTTTACCGCTAGGAGATCCCTCTGTTAGCGTGAGCGACTGGCCTTGAAGGGCATAGCTCGCTTGGGAGCTAAGAGTACCTTCAGAGCTCGAGATCGCCTGCCCTGCCGCGCTATAACTCAGCGTGGGCGTAATCGTCCCGAGAGTGGAGGCGATCGCCTGACCGGCTAGAGTCAGTGTCAGATCACCACCGGTCGAGGCGGTAATCGCGCCTTCGGTAAAGGCGATACTCTGACCCGTCAGGCCATACGAGACAGTCGGAACAATTGTCCCGAGGACCGAAGTAACAGCCTGCCCTACGGTAGCGTAGGACACCGCAGGGGAAATCGTACCAAGAGTCGAGGTGATCGACTGGCCTGAGACGCTATAGCTCACCGTATCGGTGATCGTTCCTTCCGTCGAGGTAACCGATTGGCCACCTAACGTGAACGTCGATCCACCAGCGGGCGCTAAAATCTCATAGAGCGCATAAGCCCATTGCGGTGTTCCAGGGCTATGGAAGTTAACCGTAACGGCGCCGGCCGCTCCCGAATTACTCGCCTTATAAGCTCGACCTCCAGAGGTCTGACCGGTCTGCGTGTAACCGTCGATCGTATCCGTGCTCGTCGGCGTACCGGCTGCCTGCCAGTCCACCGCGACACCGGCGACCTGAGATCCGCTGGCTGTCGTGGTAACAGACGGGCTTATGTTAGCCGTCGTGCTGGTGCTACCTCCTGTAGCGGCTCCAGTCTGACTCGTGGCCGCACCAGTCCACACATCACACCAGGCTGCAGCGTCGTTAGGAATAGCACCAGCCGTGCTTCCGGTCCCAGTGACACTGACCGTAACGGTGGTTGCGACACTCGAATTAACGAAGGCGCGCCATACCGCAACCGATCCGCCACTCGCGTTAGCTTGGCTCTTGACGAGAGTCCAAGATCCTAGCCCACCGCCTGTATTGGTGGGATTACTGAA